GGCAATAAAAAAAGAGCCGTTAATAGGCTCATCGCAGTAATAGTAATTTTCTTTTTCATTTGTTTCCTCCTTCTTCGCTTTCAGCCGAGAACATTTTGTAGGTTCGATTTGATACACCCAACACACTCCCTAAAAACGTGCCAAAACCAGTAATGATGACAACACAGATATCTGTGTACTGCCAATTGAGCGCTTTACCAACTAACCCCACGAAAGTAGCTAGTGCGGGAATAATTACCAGTGCGAACCATTTTAGTACTTCGAACGTTTTATTATTCATTTTCTTCTCTCCCCAAACAAAGTTTTGATTTGTTGCGTGTGTTCCACTAATTTTTCTGCATGCTTATCTAATCTTTCATCGTGACTTTTCAGTTCTTCGTGTATCGTAAGTCGATCATTTTTGCTGGCTTCTAAATCTTTTGTTAGCAAATCTAAATTGTGGCTTACTTTTGAAAGAGTCTCAGTAATCTTCGAGAAAGATGCAGTAATTGGTTTTATTACTAATAAAATCAAAGAAACAATCGCAGTAATTGATCCTGCGATTGTTCCCCATTCTCCTAAATTAATCATGTGACAACTCCTTTACCTTAAATAAAAACGCATCACTTAAGATGCGCTCTTATCTTTATTAATGATTTTATCTGCTTCTTCGTCTGTAATGCATAGTGGAACGAATAGTCGAACTTGATCGTCAGTAAAACAGCCCCAATCATACATCATTTTCACATCGCTAAAACTAAACATACTACTCACCTCCCTTTGAAGCTGGATTTAGTTGCTCTTTAATTTCTGAAATGTCTTTGCTATTTTGTAACGAAGCAAGCATCATTTTTGAATTGATTTGTGCTAAACTATCCGCTTTTTCTTTCAATGCAGTATTTTCCTGTTTAATTGCTACATTGTTTAGCATGAGTTTGGCGTTGAGCTGTTTTAAATCGCCGTTCTCATTTTCTAACGACTCATACATCGCTTTGAGATTGTTTAAATCGTTGTGATCCAGTGCGTTTGCTAAAACAATCCATTGGTTCAATTTAGGATCAAACATCTGATCAGCAATCGTTAGCGGTTCGCCATCAGCACGAATCCCTTCAAGCGGTGGCTGATCCGTGTAGGGAACGGACACAAGCATGTCGTCCAATACTTTTCCTGCGTACTCTCCGCCAGTACGTCCATATTTCCAAATGTTTTTCATTTATTTCACTCCTTTAATCTAAGATTCTATTTCCATAATGTGCAGCGTGTTTATTTGAGAAAAATCTAACTTCTTACCATCCTGAGTTTCAAAAGTGATATTGAAGTACTCTCCTTTTTTCAACGCGAAAATTCTACTAAAGTGAAGCCCATGCTTCCATTGTAATGCAGTTTCATTTATACCAACACCACCTGCAAAACCAATAGAACTAGTTTGGGCATCGTCTTTATAAAAAGTAATATAACCATACTGGCCAGCTGTTGATCCGCCAAACTGATATCTAACTAGCCCTTCTACCAACAAAGTACAGTCTCGATTAGCTGTGGCTTGCCAATTTCCAGAATTCCAAGACAACGGATTCTCCTTCATGGATCGATTCAATTTTGCTCCAATGGTGGTTGCTACTGGTCCAATAATTAACCGAGCTTTATTAGAAATACCAGTTTGTTCAGTTCCTGTTGAATGCCACGCTTCATAAGGCAACGGCTTTTCTTCTACCAGTACATTTTTTCCATTAACTAGAGGGGTTTCTAAAAAGTTCTTAGTTCCATCTACAGATTGTGGCTCAGTTAAGCTCACAGAATCACTCAAACCTTTTTTAGTATATTCAGGTGTGACATCCCAACTGTAATCATTGGGATTGTTGCTGTCTTTCAATCCTTCACCGAAGTATTTAAACTGACTAATATTTGGGGTTCGGGTGTCGCCTTTTTCAATCTTAAGCCAGTCAATTTGAACAGCGCCTTTAGTTGCACTAGGGTATTGATATATATTCAATGCTCTTACTGCGCCTGCGTCTATGTTAGCTTGCGTTACTGTAAATACTAGTTGCCATACGTCTGTCATACCTTCAACGGGCGTTAAGTTCCCAGCTTTAATTGTACCTTGCAAATCTAAGTAAGCTACAAAACTCTGAGTAGCTGGTTTAGTTGCTTTCATAGTGACTACATATTTCTGGTTAACTTTGTAGTCTTCTACATTGGCTTTTGAATAAACAGAGTATTCAGTTGTAGTAATAGGAAACTGCACATCTTTGTTTGCAATACTCTTACCCAAAGCCACCTTACTCAAATAATACGGCGCATCAAGTAAGTTAGGCTGGTACGGGGTGGCTGTTGAGCCTTCTTCGATTTTGATGTTATAGCCTAAATAGCCTGTACATGCACCAGCTGAATCATTAAACCACAAAGATATTCTAGACTCTTCTGTAGTCACAAAATTAACAGCTGTAGTAAACGTAACGCTATAGGTCGTTCTATTGGTACCCACAGGTTTGTTTATAAGCGCCCAAACAGACCTTACTTCTGTTCCCTCTCTTAATCGAATATTACAAGATATCGCGCCAGATGGCACTTCCATATCCGCCCATATATCAACGCTGAGAGAATAAGTTTTGTTTGGTAACAATGTGCGGAGGTTTAATAGTTTTCCAGCCGGAGGCGCATCTGCAGTTCTTGTAACCGCAATGTGGTCTACTCCATCTTTAGCGGTGTAACCAGTTTGAGAGCCATTGTTGTAAAAATCATTAAAACCTACATTAGGCGCAATATTAGGGTTCCCCGAATAATCATAGCCCCCGAAGTCGATGCTGTTACTGTACATCCTCTTCAGCTTGCCGAGATCGCCGATCTCCTGATTGGTTTGATCAATACGATCATTCGCTTTATCAATATTAGTATTGAGAGTTGCGACATCTTGATTAGCTTTCGTGATTTTGTCGTTTGTGTCTTTTAATTTCGCATCAATCTGCGTTTCGGATTTCGCAATTTTCTGATCAATTTCTTGCTTTCCATCAGCTAGAATTTTTTCGATTTTATCAATGGTCTGACTGAAACCATTGAAATAATAATCTTCTAGTTCTCGCGTACTATCATCAATTGGACTGCGTTTGATGTAAAAAGTAAAACGACCAGCTGTATCTAACGAGCGGTCGTTTGGGAAATCAATATATACGCTACCTTCTACTTTTCCGACATATCCTAAAATATTATCTTCTAATACGATAGACACAATGCCATTCACACGATCTTCAATGGTGGCAAGATAGTCATGTTTTCCATAACCCCCTTCTGCCGTTGCAGATTTGAACATCAAGCGAATCGGAACAGTTGTCCCTTCGGGTAAGCTTTGAGGGATGCCGTTTTTCCGAACTAACTTCATTCGAAGCTTAGCTGCTCCTCGATCATGCGACCAAAAAACAACATTCGTCCTGTTTGGACTAGTGGCTTCTGCTTGAATCACAATGATCGATTCATTCATTTTATAAACCATTAACTTAACACCTGCCCATTGTTGATAATCAATCCTCGACCAATAATTCTGTTTTCAGTTGTCGCAAATCCTACAGCTGGCTTGGCATATCTAGCAGTTGCTGCATCAACGTACACCCCAATGTTATTGCCTGAACCCTTCAAGTCGCCCACACTAAACTCTGATAGCAGACGAACTTGCACAGCTATGTCTTGATTAATGAATGTTGTTGAACCATACATATTCGTCTTAGAAGTCCCACCTACATATACAGCGTTATATGCCAATGATTTAGTATTCTCCGCAAATTTACACTGACTAATAGCCATATAGCCACTCTGTTCATTGACAATTCCATACTGTCTTCCTTGAAAAAGTGGAGAATTTGCAGCATCAACGATCTGCATTCCGACGATTTGACAATAGCCAGTACATGTTGCGAACATAATACTTCTAACTTTTACTGGGCAATCAGATACTTGAGGGTCTAATGTTCTGGTATCGTTTAAAGGACGTATGACAAACGTTCTAAACGTTAAACCGTTGACAAGTACGTCTTCCAAATACACCCCATCACTAATCCAGATTGTGACAGATGAAGTAGTAATGAGCGGAACCGAATTAACAGCAGTTTGAATCGTGAGAAATGGTTTCTCTTGAGATCCATCGCCCGTCTGGTCGTTTCCATCCTTTGAAACATAGATACTGATAGGTTCGTTATACCCTCCAATGATTTGTTGGACTGCTTTGTTTAATTGCTCTACTTGTTCTTTCTGACTAGCGGCATTTGTAATTAATTCACTAATTTGTTCGTCCGACAGGTTTTCATGTTCTAATAATCTTTCGTGTAATGTATCAAAGATTTCTCCCTTATTATTTACACGTGCATCCACCACTTCGTTAGGAGAATCACCGCCTGAATGAAGCACGAGATTATCAATACGACTATTCGTTGATTTGTCTTGATCAGACAATTTCTTTTCAAGATTGTTCAGATAATCAACGTTTTTATTGAATGTTTCTTTCCATTTTAAAGCGATATTATTTGATATTAGTTTAACAAGCCCCATCTACATCAGTCCTTTCTTAGCAAGATTTGCCAGTATTGAAGTGATTGTTTTCTTGGTATTTGATAATACAATCTCTGGCGCTTTATTAGGAATAGCTGGATAATCAGTAATTCCCACAACTTGAATGTAGGTACTTATATTCAAAGGTTCATAAACAAAAAGGACCTTATCCCCTTTGTTAAGAGATACGGCCCATTTTAGCGTTACGGATCCTGAAACATCTGGATAGTCGTGTAACTGTTGTTTTAGATATTCAATCATATTATTTTGAATAGTGTAACGTTCGTCTTCTATTGGGTCTTGTATTCTGATTCCCCATTTCTGTGACTCGGGACTGGTATAAGTAACTGGATTAAAATAATATGAGTCGTCTTCTTTTTTCTTACCAAATCCTTTAATTTGTGTTTTCAAAGCATAAGTATCAATATCAAAAGACACTTCGTCTGTATTATATTTATATCGGATTTGCTGCTCAGTTATATTTCCATATTCTGAAATGGGATAAAATACTAAATGCTTATTGTTTGGTATCACAACAGCACCGTAATCTTCCAAAATTTCATTGATGAGATTTAAATAATTATCGTTTCCAAAATTCTCCTGTTCTTTCTTTAAAAATACATTGTTGGGATCCACCACTTCCCAACTGAATCCACGATTTCCTGCTTTAAAAATATGAGTCAACAGGTCATTAATCGACTTTGTTCCGGAAACAGTATCATACTGTCGGCCATCTTGAATGGTGTAATAAATGTGGGTGGCTACGATGTCTTTATATATTTGGCTCCCAGAAGCATATGATCTCATCTGTTTGATTAAGTACTGTTGACCGTCAAATACAACATAGTTTTCATAATCGATTAAGTCGAAGGTTATCTGATTCCCTTTTGTCCTTGGTACAGTAACAGATAACTCCCATGTTTCATTTTGTTGCCACGAGACAGAAAAAGAATCCTTATCGTAGTTAATAAGGATTTCCTCTTTCGTTTCTTCATAATTACGTATTAATATGTTTTTCAAAGTATCACCTACTTATACAAGAAACGGAAATCCCAAGAAGATTTCACTCTAGTAATATTTTGAATTTCGATTTCATTGACCCCTTCAGCTAAAGTGATTAGTCCATGGTTTGTATCAATACCACAACTTACACCATTCAATTTTGGGTATACACCATCCAAAACTAACGTCTGCCCTAAATTAGTTGAGAGAGAAGGATAATAAATGAAACGATCGCCTGTGGTCTTATTGAAAATAGTCACATTTCCTTCTGATTCTCCTTCGAGGGTAATACGTAAATCTGACTCTCTCGGATCAATTTCAAAACCGCCAGCATTAAAAATCTTAAAGAAACTAGTATTGTGTGTATAACTAAAGTCTTCAGAAACTAGGCCTTGAGAAAACTGCCAATCCTCATCCAAACTGAAATCAGATAAAGTCGTTGCCATCGATTCAGAATATCCTTTATAGGCAGAAAATGATACAACGCAATTTCCTTTAAAATATGCCTTTTTGGTTACAGTCATACTCTCAACGATCACTGGGTATCTTTTACCAGGTTCTTTCGTATAGATAAAGTAGTATTCAGCTTCTTTATTAAATAGTTCTCTCAATTCTGTTTCAGTCAAAATAAGGTCATTCAGATTATCTGTAAAATAATCAAATTCAAAAGTAATAGGAAAAGAATCAAATGAGTGTGTCAGCAGCTTTTTTCCTACTGAACCTGCATAAGAAGAAAATTCATTTTTAGGTACTGGCATCCCAATTTTTATATCAATGATTTTTATTCGGTAATTTGCTAGTAAGTCAAATTTACCTGTACTAAATTGGAGAAATATTGATGTTTTATCATCCATTGAAATTCTTTCCTCTCGTATATAGTTTTCTTGCTAATGATGAACCAGTATATTCATCTACACTTTTGCTGACTTTCTTACCGTCTAGATGACTAATTACCTCAACTGGACGATTATTCAAAGCTTGAGACAGCTTCTGAAGTGAACTTTCTGAAATTTCGCTTGTTAAAAATCCACTCGAATTGCTTGATACATTATTTGCTGAAGCAGGTCTAAATTGTTCCCTCGAGCGGATCGCTTTTATAATCAAGTCATCTGCAGAAGGTTTAGCAGGATTTATCATAAATTCTTTTGGATAAGCAGGGTCTTCCCCAATCCATGCTAATTCAGGACCATTTATTTCTCCACCATCAGCATAACCATGCCCCATTCCGATATTTGCAAAGAAGCCAGCACCTGTTCCATATTGAGCCATGATATATCTTAAACCGGCTAGGATATTATCATAGCCATTAAAAATATTGCCATGACCTGGCATCTTATAAGCATTGAAAGTAGCACTAATTGTTTGCATCAGTCCTTTTGCTAAGTCTCCAGTAATGGTATTAATATCTGTATAACCACCTTGAACAGCTTTCTCATTTCCGCCTGATTCTGTTTGAATCTGACTAATGATTCTGTCTATATGCCCTTTATCTGTTGGAAATCCGACCATTTTTGCAGCCTCAATTACTTGGCTTCGCCATCTTTCAGCACCTGAACCAGCAGGAGAACTACCGCCTCCTGCTTTGAAAATATCTCCTGATCCTAATTTACCAGTGATATGCAAATGGTCGTAATGATCATTATCTGGCCATGGCTCCCATGCACCAGTTGCTGGTTGACCTGATTGACCAGTTCTATCACGCACTTTTCCCTGTGTGATAACATATCCAACTTTATCAGAAAAATTCTCAAATACCCAGTTTGCAGGATCAAAATATTTGCTTGAACCATTCATACTTGATGGATAAGCAATATCAATCGCTTGATGCTTCCCATGCCAATATGGATCTCCTGGTCGGTAACCTGAAGTAATCCCACTCATACCGAATTTCCTAACGGCTTGGTTTGCAATATCTACTAAATATTTATAGACATTATCTGCCATTGCACCATCGAAACTGCCGCCTCCATTTTCTTCATTAAACTTATCAAAGAAGTTTTCTGCGTATTCGATAATCTTATCTTTTATATTGGAGATACCACCTGCAGCAACTTTATATTCAGCTGAATCACCAAGGTTATCTAAAAAGTCAGAGACACCGAGTTTATCAGCAATCGTATCATAAGCTTTGCCGGCACCATCTGAAACGAAAGACCATACATCTTTAGCTTTATCTTTAACCCAATCAAACATATTCGTGATAGTACCCCAGACACCGTCTTTGTGTGCGGGTAGCCCCTTTGTCATTGCCAAGAATTCTTTAGACATATGATGGGGTAAAATTGAAGTACCAGCTTGCAGAGGACGAATTTCTGGACCGCTAACACCAACAGGGAAAATACCTTTAGATGGATGATGAGCAAGCTCGAATCCTTCTTCTCCAACCAGAGCAATTTCGTCTTCGGTCAATCCACTAGAACCTTTTGCATGTGCGCCGAATTTGTACTTAATGAGGTCGTTTCCCCAATCTTTGTTCAATGCATGTATCAAATGGCCAATACCGTGTGCGACACCTTCAACAATGGATCCCATGTTTGTTTTCATTTCATCCCATGAGCCTACAACTTCACCTGTTTCACCATCAACAGCACCTTTGTGTTCTCCGGCCTGTTGGGTTGCTTGATCTACTACTTCTTTATGAGTTTCTTGGGCTTTCTTTATTGATTTATCCCTTTTCTCAGTAGCAGCTGCGACAGCATCATCTCGCTCTTTCTTTGCTTGTTTCACAACCTCATCATACTGCTTCTTGGACATAGTCCCATTTTCATAACGTTCTTTGTCTGCTTTTTCAACAGTTTCTTTGTATTTTTTATCAGCGGCACTTATTGAATCATTTGCTGTTTTTTTGGCATCTTTAATGATCGTGTCACGTTGTTCTTTAGAATTTAAGATAGCAGTTTTCATTTCTTCATGAGAGAGTTTGCCCTTATGATCTTTCAAATCCTGCAAAATATCTAGCTGTTTTCCCGAAGCTATTTTCGTTTCTTTGCTAATTTGCTCGTTCAACTTAGACTGCGCTTTACTCATGTTTTTAGCATATTTTTCCTGCTCTTCTTCAAGTTCTTTGTTTAATTCTTTTTTATATTCTTTACTATCTTTTCCATATTTTTTTGCGATATCTTGGAGTTTTTTGGTACCACCTTTTTCGATTTTTTCCACATTGGCATAATGTTCACCAGAATAAACTTGCATAGCCTTGAGAGCTTTTTGATGATTCTTTTTCTGTTCATCATTATTTTTCTTTTGTTTAGCTAGGGCTTTGTCAGCTTCTTTTTGGGTCATTAATCCATTTTTAACGAAATAATCATAATCACTTTTAGATGATTTTTCTTTCTTTTTATAATATTTTTGTATAGAGTCTGACATATCTTTGAATATTTCAGTCGTTTGGGCTTTCTGTTTTTTTAATTCTTTATCGCCTTTTGGTGTTTTGACAGCTATTTTATTAAGTTTTTCCATCTCTTTGGTGTAAGTTTTTGAAAGCTCTTTTGCATTTGATCCTACATTTTTACTAAATTTTTTAGTTATATCATGTCCTATATCTCCCAAAAAGTTCGTTAAGTTAGGTGCATAGCTTTTAAATCCTTTGCCAATATCTTTCCCTAGATTTTTACCTAATTCAGTTCCGCCAAGTCCACCCAATCCTGCACCAATTGCAGTTCCAATTCCTGGTAAAATAGCAGTTCCAATAGCTGCTCCTGCCGCACTTCCGCCTAAAGAACCACCAAAAGCCCCTAGTTTTGAAGAAGCTGATCCTTTACCCAACAGTTCAGTTGCACTGGCAAGTACCCCAGAAAAAGGTAGCACTTTGCTTACTCCTTTACTTAGTTTTGCTAACCCACCTAGTTTAGAAACAGACTCTAGTGCATCATCAGCAATAGTAGCGACTCCTTTACCACCTTTTGGTAAGATTGTTTCAGCAATTTCAGCACCCACATTTCCTATATTTTTAGTACTTGCCTTTTTGCCAAACGAGAACCCTCCACCGCCTAAAAAATCAGTAATTGTTTCAATAGCAGTCATTTCCTTTAATGTTTTTTTTGCTTCTTTTAACATTTTAATGAATTCATAGCCTTTTTTAACAGCAAACATTATAACCAGTGCTTCGCCAAAGAGCTTTATTTCATCTTTATGTTTTGCTATTTTTCCTATGATTTCATTTATAGTGCCTAGTGGATCTTTTAATGCTTTAGATTTATCATCAACCAATCCAAAAAGATCAGCGATATCAAAAAGTAAATCTTTACCTTCTTCCCATGCCCCTGAGAACAAGGCTCCAACTATTTTTTTTACATTATTGGAAATATTCGTAAGAGTATCCTCATGTTTTTGAAAATATAAAAAGACATCTGCAATGTGTTGAAATACACCTACCACTGCATCAGAAGCCTTATTGACCATGCCAGTCAAGTTATCTTTTCCTAAATGATCAATAATGTCCATAATTCCAGAAACAACATTGGCTCGTAAATTACCAACTGCACCCTCAAAAGTTGAGGTGGATTTAGCAGCTTCGATAGCACCATCATTCATACCTAATTCAGTAATGGCTGTATTGAATTCATCAGCAGATATTTCGCCTTTTTCCATTGCTTCACGGAAGTTCCCAGTAAAAGCACCGTTTTTCTTCATTGCTTCTTGAAGTACGCCAGAAGCGCCCGGAATGGCATCAGCCAACTGATTCCAGTTTTCTGTTGTTAATTTTCCCGCTCCTGCCGTTTGTGTCATGACCATTGCTACAGATTTGAACGTTTCAGCATTACCACCGGCTTGAGCATTTAAGTTTCCGGCTGCCTGAGTCAATTCAGTGTAATTTTTAATGCCGTTAGCTGCTAACTGTGCTGTGGTATTCGAAACATCTGATAGATCATAAACTGTATCATCCGCATATTTTTTTACTGCTTTTGCTGCTTTATCAATTTCTTCTTCCCCAAAATTACCGAGCTTCATAGTAGAGCGGAATTTATCCATTGAATCAGAAGCTGCTAAACCTTCTCCTACTAAATCTGTAAAGCTTCCTGTAATAACTTGAACTGCTTGAGAAGTCGCACCCGCTACTGCTCCAATAGTAAGTTTATCTTTTAAACTTACAAATTTTGATTCAGTTTTTTCTGCAGTTTCTCCTAGTTCTCTGGTCTCTGTTTTAGCTTGTACAGCATCTGCTGTGAATGTTGTGCTTTTTTTATCTGGAATCTTCGATACTTGATTTTTAGCTTCCCCTGATTTTTCTTTGACATCAGTATTATCTGCCGTAAGTTTTACTTTCGTTGTTTTTCCTAAAGTATCATCTATTTTTTTCTTAGTAGCATTTGCGTGTTCTTGGACTGATTTTGCTTCTAAAGCAAACGATTCATCCATTTGTTTACCGGTATTTGCACCTAATTTAGATAGTATTTCATCGATAAAACTAACATCCGTTTTAAATTTTGGTAAGTTAGAGAGCATGACATCAATATTTATCGTCGCATCTGCAGACATTCTTTAATTACCTCCTCTCTATTTTTTTGCTTGAGCAGCTAGCATTTCAAACATACTGCCAAGTTGATCATCTAGATTATTTACAGTTTTTTCTGAATCAAGGGCATAGTACTCTTGCAATTCTAGTAGGCTAGTAAGTGCCTCGCCTTCTAGTCCATTAATACTTCTAGAACGAATAGATAAAATTCGTTGAAAATGAGTATTTTCGCTTAATCCAAATAAAAGAGTTTTGAACGTGATGAAGTGCATTCTTCCTTTTTCTCTTAATAAATCGATGCCGTAATCTGCTAAAAATGAAGAATAGATCGCTCCAGCATCTTGAGAATAAGAATAAAGTTTTTCCGGCACAGTATCTCCGGATTCCTGATCATTATTGTTATTTCCGTATGGACATTTTTGTATATAATTACTTATTTCTTCGATTGCTGCTTGCTTCTGTTCGAAAGTAAAATCACTAATGGGAGCTTTAGCATCAAAATAAAACAAATCAAAAGCTTTATTAATTTTTTCAAATGATTTTAAATTTTTATCTTCTAGCAATTCATAGAATCTAATCACCACATCAAAGGAAAGGTCAAATTTATATTCTTCTCCTTCAATGATTAGTGTATTTTCTAAATCCTCAACCAAATCAAACACCTATATCACTTCTTTTTATGTTTGTTTTTGTAATAGTTATCAGCGGTTTTTTTACGTTCAATCATCAATTCACCCAACTCTTTTTGCAATAAACCGATGACAGTTAATAATGCTTTTGTACTATTTCCGTAACTCTTATATACACGGGTTCCTTCTCCTTCTCCCAACACTTTATCTAGTGCAGCGATTGAGCGATCTTTCAATTTAGCAACTTCTAGGCGAATAAACTCTTTATATTTATCAGTTGATTTATCTTCTAAATCTTCCAATTTCTCTGCTTTTTCTGTCAGGTGTTCTAATTGCGATGGGACATCTACACTAGTTAAATCCATCAAAGCTTGATCAACCTCATCAGAAATAGTGATTTCATATACTTTGCCTGCAATTTTTACGGATTTAGTTAGTGATAATTTTGCATCTAAATCAATTACATTATTGATAGCCATTATTTTTTCCTCCAAATTAAAAGAGCAGGTATCCATAATGGGGTTTAACCTGCTCTAATCTGTCTAATTTTATGATTCAGTTACTGTTAAAGTACATTTAGCACTCTTATTACCATCTACTGTGTTAACTGTAATTTCCGTAGTTCCGGCTTTAACAGTCACAACCTTCCCATTGGTATCAACCGTAGCTATGGTTGAATCGCTAGATGACCATGTCACATTTTTATTCGTAGCATTTGCTGGTAAAACGGTAGCTGTAAGAGTTTCATTTGCCCCAGCAACAAGCGATAACATTGTTTTATTAAGCGTTACGCTTGTGGGGATAATTACTCCCCCGCTTCTTCTAAGACCGGCTTTCCGTTGAATGCTAATGTGAAGCTAAATGTTTGTTTTGCATTTGCAGCACCCCCAAATGGAACGATTGCTGTCATAGTAACAACAGATTGAACTTTATTACCTTTTGCATCTGTCCAACGTGCAAGCGTACGTAATTCATCGCCAATGGACAAGAAATGTTTTGCCACATAATCTTGTGCAGGATCTCCGAACACTCGGTGTCCTGATAAAGCAAAAGTAATATTTTTACCTGTCACGCTTGAATCAGTGAAACCTTCGCCATCATAATAAGCTGTTGCGTCAGTGGTATCTGCCGCTGCAGGTGTAATAGTACTGATTCCAGCTGCAAGTACAGCGAAGTTTGCTTGTTGAATTTCATCCAAACTTGTGTGACCTAAAACGTCAATTTCTACTTTATTTTTAAAATTCAATAGAAATTCCTTGTGTGTATTGTTGCCTGTTTCTCCTGCAAAAAATTGCAACTGCATTTTCATAAATTGCTGTTGATTTGTTTTTGACATATTTTTCATTATGTTTCCTCCTATTATTTGAATTGATGCACGTTTATTTTTATATCTAACAAATAAGTAGATAGCCCCTCATTATCTTGTTCACTTGCAAAAGGAGTATCACTTATTTCTGAACTAATAAATTTAAAACTTTCATTGCTGGATTCTAAGGATGGTAGCTCATCTAAATAATTAGAAATGAGCCACAAAGTATGATTTGCTTTTTCTTGATCTTTTGTATTAAATCCCACTTCAAAAAGCATTTCTCTTTCTTTTGTACCATCAAAATATTCTTCTATTGTTCTACTTCCTGGAAGAGAATAAATACAAAGGGTGTCTTCTCCATCTAGAAATCCAATTACACAAGGCATTGGCATTCCTTCTACTGAATCAATCGAATCAGCTAATCTTTCTAAGAGATCCATCAAAGTTTCCCTCCTTCAACGAAAGCTTTTCGCCATGCATTGATATGCTTAGATTTTGCGCGCAAATCCCATCTTCTTCCTGTACCAGGAGTTGTGTAATTTTTAATTCGCTCAATTTTTCCTGACTTCGTCACTATCAAGCCTCTGAATTGAGCCTTGGCATAAGGAACTGTATAAACGATATGGTTCTCCCGTGCATAAGAATCACTGCGAAGGTGGCCTTGGCGTTTTGGAGCATACAAGTTCATATCCATGTGCATCTGATTAGTCATAAAAAAAGTAGCTTTTTGTATGTTCATAACAGACAGTTTTCTATTTATACCGTTTTTTTCTACTTTGATATGCAGCATTATAAAACCTCCAATTCATACGAATAAACTTCGTTGCTGAAAGGATTTCGATTATCTACTATAGTCACCAAAGTATAGGCTGTACCTTCAAATATGATTTCTGATCCTACATGTTCCTTTGTGATTTCAGGAAATGGAGTGGATACTCCAGCAAATAAAAAAGCGATAGCATTAGCTACCACTTTTCTATTATTATTTGAACCACTATAAATCGTTTGAGGTTGAAAAATCATATTTTCAATTGTAACCTCAGCATCAAATATCGGCTTTTGCCATTTATCAATTCCTTTTTTTCGTCTGAAAATGATGGACTGATTACAATAATCTTTTGGCATCTGTGGAATCATTTGTAATTCACTCCTCGATAAAGAAGTCCTGTATAAATTAATTCTGCATAGGCTTCTGATGAAACCATTGTTCTACCATATGTGGCTGAACCAACACTGGCACCTTCAATTCGCATTCTTCCAATGCTGACACTAGTTGGTGTACCACTAAGCATTTCTTGTAAGGTTGTTTTCCCACCATTTAAAAACAGATATTCCACTTGGGTGGCCATTGCCAATTTAAATTTTTGTACCCTGTATTCATTTGAATCTTGAATTAAGTCATTTTTCAAGTAGAAATCAGCAGTCAAACGATTAATCTGACGTTCAGCATAAGGTTCTAATTCATCGAAAGTTTTTTGATCAGGAATTTTACTAAAACCTAGTTTTTCATACTCTTCGTACGTTAAATAACTCATAGTTTTAGCCTTTAGCTTCATTCAACAAATCAACAAGTTTAGCAGTCGATGTGTTAGGCGCAAACTCAACGCCTAAGTCAGCTAATTCTTTTTTCAAAGTTTCCCGATCTGGTTCTTCTTTGTTTTCTAATTGCTGAAGTTGTTGTTTCAGTTCCTGAATTTCTTTCTTCAACGCCTTATTTTCATCAAGCAGTGCGTTGTATTGAACCACTGTGTAAGTTTTTCCACCTGTTGCCGCTTCTACAAGATTATATTTTTTACCTGATGCGTCAAGTTCTACAATATCGTAGCCTTGAGCTTTATAAAATTCTTTGTCCGTATCAGTAAGAACTTCAACGACTCGATTTGCTTTTTTAGCTTTCATTAATTAGATCCTCCCTTGGTTAAAATAATCGGCTCACTCCAAGCTGATCCAAGTTTGTTTTCATTTAAAAATTCAGCTTTTTCTATTTCATTTGAGCCTTCTCCTAGTTCATTAAAGGTTTGTACGTATAAATAAAACTTGTCCCCTTCAACTAAAGATGGAACATTTTCTGCAGCCAAAGTCCAACTATTATTTTCACTGTAACCCATCATTTTGGCTTTATGTGGATCTGATTCATTAGCGTTTGCGTAATGGATAACATATGATTTTGCCCCTTCCACAGGATCAAAGGAGACAGATACTGATCCATCTCCATTAAATTTACCTGTTGGATTTTGGGGCGCATTAGGGTGCAGATGGTGTTACGACAAATGATACTCCATCCGTTTTTGTTTCAAACAAAATGACATCGTCATATGATTGTTCATAATACAAGTAGTTACCTGCAGTTGAGGCAGATGGTTTATCTAGACCAACAAAGCTGTATTTTTCTGGTGCACACATACAAGGGATATGAATCAACATCATTTGGATTGTTTGTGCAGTTGGATCAGCAACAGCACCAGTAGTAAAATCGTATAGAGTTTTCATGTAAGCAGAAGGAACAGCTGGTTCAATCGTTACTTCATCTAAACGTTTTACTGCTCTATCAATCACACCGTTATTATTTTGTACTGATAACGTACGTTGTAACCCTTGCGCATTTTTTAGAATAGTGCTGACAGTTGGAGTCACATATAAAGAACGTCCAACAGCTGGAACTGCGGCTTCATCCATATCGGTCATCATCTTATCAAATTGAGTCAAAATATTTTCAGTTGTCAATTCCAGTTCTACGATTCCCTTACCGCCATCTTTTGCTTTCTTCAAAGTGTAAAGAGAAGAAAACATTTGTTTGTCTTTTTCAGGAATTTTTTCAAGATCATTATAAGCTTTGGTGATATTAGCAATAGATGTTACATAGTTCGTTTCATCAATATCTGAAGGGTCTACCAATGTATCCCAGTAACGTTCATTTGTTAATTCATAAGTTTCCCATTGATTTTCGTAGTTGGCACTAGCCCCTGTAATCGAACGGCGTGTTCGATCTTTCCGTCCATTTTTAATTAATAGTTTAGGAAGCTTAACAGTTTTTGCACCTGCCCATTTGATCAGGTTATTTGATGGGGAATTCCAAAGCTTTTGAGAATATAAAATCCCATTTTCTGAATAACGTTTTTGTAGCGCTTGTTGGTAAGATTCTGCATAGTTTAAAGTTGCATTATCAGCAAACATTTGCAGATTCATCGATAAAATATTTTTATGCATTTTAATTTCCTTCTTTCTTTTATTTAACTAGGTCGCTTGTCATTGCAGCAATCATTTGCGCTGTTTCATCATTAGGAGGGACAGCATTTGATGGATTGCCTTGAAACGTTGCTTTTTTCTGTTCGGGATTTTGTGGCGGTGTTGTTTCTCCTTCAAAGAGATATCCGTCACTTTCCTTCAATGTATTTAATTGTTCGTCTAACCCTTTGATTCCTTCATCTGTTAATTCTAGCTTTTCACTATCAAGTAAAGCTTTGGCAGCCTTGATATTACGAGCCCCTGCTTGAGTAAGAGCTAGTTCGATTGCGGATGTTTTTTTAATTTCGGCAATCTTACTTTCTGAATCAGCTTTTGCTTGATCGTATTTTTCTTGAAGGTCTGATAATTGAGTGGTTAGTTCTTCATTCCCTTCTGCTGCTTTTTTCAGGCTATCTAATTCTGTTTGATTGGCATCTAACTGTTCTTTGTATTGATTTACTTGTTGCTCTGCAGCTGCAACATTACTACTCAATTCATTAACAGTTGCTCCATGTAGCGCCATGACTGAGCCAATTTGTTCATCAGATAAGCCTAGTTCCTTTAATTGTTCTCTTTTCATTTGGTCCTCCTTCGAATATTTAACGTGGCAACGACCACGAGAGTATAAAAAATAAACCTTTTAACGCCATGTTCAGGGCAAAAAATTAAGATTGAATCTGTTCTCTGCTATAATCCCGCATAAGGAAATCATGTTCTTTCACTAATTCTCTAATCTTCCCTTGTTTAAAACGGATCATGTCTTTGCATCTTTTCTGCGTGACTTCATCACCTAAAGATTCTGCAGCAGACAAACGCTTCTTTTGATAGCGAATGTCACGCTCTAATCTTCTTTGTTTCTGCTGGATCTCAGCATTTCTTTGCACTTCTTCTGGATCATATTGTGGCTGATTATTTGAATTAACATCTGGTCTACCAGGATAAAGAATATGTTTACAGTTTGTTCCTTGAGTTCCCCAAGGTTCACCATAACCATGATCATAAATGGACGGTAAATGCTGAAATTCAGGTGGTGCTTTGGACTTAGGAACTGTGAGAACCCATCTACCTTGAATATCGGCACAGGCTTTTCTAGCTGATGGATGGCTACTCATTAGAGCAGTTACACAATCAAAATCTTGCATTCTTTTCAGACGTAAATCGTTAAATGTTCGATGCGTTGTGCTTTCAATTACCGTTCTTGAGTATGCTTCAAGAGTCCATTCACGTCCCGCCTTGTCCTTGAATCCTGATTTAATTCCTTCATCCACCATTTTATAGACGTTATCTCTTACGGCTTGTTCATGCGTTTTGAGACCTGTTAAGGTTTCTAGGGTAGATTGTTTAAGAATTGCCTGATAAGCTCTCATAGCTGAGTTCTGGCTGTAATTCGTAGTGATAAGCTTCTGATTAATATTATTATTCAAGTCTAAGAATGTTTGATGTAAGAAAGAGTCCAACATCTGATTGACATCATCAGATACCGGTACGCTTTTTTGGACCATTCTTTCCAGTTCCTGATCAATCTCATTGATAATTTGAATGCCATTATCTTTGATAAGCTTTTCTATTTGACCTTGAGTAGAGTTCGTGTAGGAAGCCAGTAGATTAATGACCTTTTTGTTCAAAACGCCCATATAGTTTAATTGCTGTATCTGCCATAACATCACGTTTTCTTTATTCACTTTGGTAAGGTCTTTCTTTAACATCATTTTGATGATTAAATCAAAGATACGATCTTCTAATTCTGAATAAATGTTCGTGATAGCATCCGCTTGGTTTTGCATATTATCTGGAGTAATCAACTCAATCACCTACATCATACATAGCAGCTTGTGCATTTCGTTCATCTGTTCCTGCATCTTGGGAAGGTATTTCCTCTTTCAAGTCATCCAACCATTCTTTTAATTCCTGATCACTTAGATTGTAATTACGGATAAGAAACTGTTTCTTTGGCATCACGCCAGCAACCACAGCTTTTAAATCATCTTCTTGTTGTTTATCTTGATTGACAAAAATACCATCTTCAAAACTGATATCAACTTTATAATCATCGTAATTTAATTCAAACAATGGTTTTCCAGTTGAATTAAGTTCTGCATAACCTGCCAATTCAAAAATCGAATGGACTAATTCATTAATAGCTTTTTCAACCATTGTCAAATAACTAGAGCGTGTTTGATACGTCATTGAGTTATTAGAGACGATTTCAGTTGCTGTTTTTAAACCATCATCAGCGTAGCTCATTGAACCAACCGACAGCCCTACTTGCACCTCGAACTCTTTGATCCAATGATCGATGGCATCTTTATACTGAACTGTTCGTATTGCCGTAGTAATATCTTTTATTCCAGCACTTTCTGCCCCATACATCCCTACAAATACATTTTGATCACTATCAAACATTGGCGGATGGGCTTCATCCGTTTTGAGAAACTCAGCAGGAACTACAACACGCCTTTGCCCCATTTGAATTTCCCAAGCGAATTGGTCATGAGTGTTGTTGATGGTATCTAATATTTCTTTTGCATTATCAACGATTCCAACACCTAACGGGCTTTCTAGAGATTTGTTGTTTGCACCAGGTGTCCTGAAGTAAACAAAAAGAGGACGTCTCAATCCTTCTAAGGTGACTTCCTCTGCTAAATCAGGATATAAAATTTCTAATGGTACTTGTTTACCGACAGAACTTTCCAATTCTGACTTATAAAGCTCATTAGAAATAATGTACTTCCCATCTACCCACTCATGGAATTCTAATAACGTGTAGTAATAATTTGTATCATTTTCTGTTTGAACTGACCTAGTAGCAATTGCACATTCGCTGATTTCATTTGTGTTAGAACGCAAAGGATAAAACTGATCTGCTCTAATCCAAGAGATTTTGATTTTATCCCCATCGATATAAGGACGCATAGCAAATCCACCAGAAGCAATTCCTTTTTCAAGATTCAGTTCAAGAAGATTATAAAAATTATTGTTATACAGTGTTTTCGCCAAGAACGTATTTGCTTCTTTTAAACTGTCTGATTCTTCATCGTCAGGTTTCCTTAAAGCAATCTTGCATTTCTCATTAAAAATGATACTCGCTAATCTTCTTGCTGCAGTCTTGGTTACATTCAGCGGATTAAATGGACGTTTATTTTCTTTACCAAAAGAGGTTATATATTTAATTTCTGGGAAATTATTCGCATAATAACGAAAATTTTCAGCGATTCTCTCATACTCATATGGATCAATATCAACTTTAGGATGGTCTGTGATTTTACCAAGTTCTCTGCCATTCAAATTCATATCTATTCGTTTCACTCCTTTCTTAAAAAAGTTTTTGATGCGCTGGATCATACTCATTTTCTCACCTACCATTTCAGTCCTAAATCACTTAGATTATCTTTTACAAAATATTGGAACTGGTCACATGTATGGTCACCAACTTTGATAACTTTTGGATCATCTGACTGTAAAGTATCTTCATCCCATCGATAATCACAATGCTCTTTAATAAATATTTTGTTTGCTTCTGTATCCAAATAAAAAAACCTACCTTGTGCAAGGAGGTTCTGTACATAATCGATCATATCCACTTTTTTAGCTTTTGCTACTGCATGAAACCTCTCATTGTAATCTTTATAGTATTGATTTTTTAGAGCGCCTTCCGCCGAATCAATAGTGATTTTGTAGGCATACTTATTGTATTTTGTTTGGCATCGCTCAATAAAATCATGCAAATCTTTAGAAAGTTCATCAGGTGCCTTCTTATTTACTTTTCCTTCAGGAGAATAATAATAAGTATCTAATAAAATGACATTTTTCTTTTTGGTAATAGCGTAGCAACCACAGGTAGTCGCTGATATTTGGTGTCCACTATCGATTGAAAAGCAAATCTGAACGATGTAATCATCATCTGGTAACTCATCAAGCGGATGGAAATGATCCATGTTATAGATGAGCGTACCCAGACCAATCACTTCGCCTAAATAAAGCCATCGATAGTAATCTTCATCATTTTCTCTATACGTTTCTATCAGCTTTAATTGTTGCGGATCCGTAAAACCTAACTCATCATCTTTATAAGTCGAGTGGTCCACTAAATGATCATCTAGGCGTATGCATTTCTCTACCCATTCATTAACCCAATCATATGGATTCTTCGGTGGGTTCCAGGAATAATAAACTTGTACTTGATCCACCCATTGGGACCGTTGACGGATAAAAGTAGCGTTTGTTTGGTCGAACACTTCTTCGCTCTCAAAGTTTGCAGCTTCTTCATACCATAAAGCAATCACATCACCAATAGCATTGGATTTGAGCTTTAAAGGATCATCAACACCATAAAAATAAAACTTAGATCCAGTACGTTTATGGATAATTCGCAAAGGAGAAGTACGGAATTGATATTCCTTCGATATCCCTAACATAGTAAGTGCCCACTTGATTTGTTCATAGACAGCATCTCTTAAATACTTATGCTGACTCATCATGCAGACAACATTTACTTTATGCTTAGCTTGCGTATGTTTCTTCATTTCTGTTGCTAATTTCAGACTGATAACAGATGATTTAAAAGAACCACGTCCGCCTTTCATTAAAATATAAGGACACTTTGCATGCCAAACTTTATAAAAATGCGGGTTAATCAAGTCCGTAGTTTTAATTTGAGTCTGTTTCTTGACCATTAATGCCATTTGAACCAACCTCGCTTTCAACTAACGGAATGTCATCGATGATAACCGTTGATTCAGGCTCATCCTCGCCACCGTTTAATTCTCGTATTTCAGCATTTAGCTTTTCAGCTTGGGCTGTCATTAAAGCAGCACGCTTGCCCTGTACGCTTAATTCTGATAACTGCTTGATAGCTCGTGACAACTGATTGCTGATGCGTGTCAATGAATCTTCAATAGATAAAATATCATCTATCTTCCTACGTGTTTTTCTAGTGATTTGAACATCTTGCATCACTTCACGCTTAATCTCAAGCTTTTTACCACCAACATCAAGTGGTGTTTTAATATTGCGCAGTTGCTGGAGACGTTCGACTTCTTCATCATTTAAACCAGCTTCGGCTTGTTGAATCCTTTTCATCATTCGAAGTTGCCTTATCTTAAGTAGCCGTATTTCTTCAGATAAAGCAAAAGAAGGATCATCATTCAAACTAGAATAGATGTCCTTCTCTTCATCACTTAATGTCTCAAAAAATATTGTTTCATACTCACCTGTTTTTAGAGCATTTTTATTACCTACTGGCGGAGAGGCTCGGCTATTTCCTTTGTTACCTTTAGCATTTTGGTTACCAATAGGAGCGCCACCTTGATTGGTAACGTTACTTTTGTCATTGGTAACGTTACTTTTCAATTCAGCGCTCCACTTGTCTTGCGATTTCCATTTTCTAATTTGAGAATCTGAAACATTTAGCTCAGCTGCAATATCCTTTAATTGCTTTTCTCCGTTGAATTCTAACCAGATTCTTTTGGCTTCATCACGTCTTGGATCACGTTTTCTTGCCATTCAATATACACCACCTCACATTCATTTTAAGTTGAGTTTTGTTTTCTATTTTCCTTCTTTAGCTTTATCCCATTCTATTTTTAAATATATTCCAATAATTTCAGAGAAATTATCAATCGCTTCATGATAATTTATCAATCTTTTAGTTAAATCTACGTAAAGTTGTTCATTACTTTCCAAATTGATTTTGTTGGACAAATAATCAGCTAAATCAGATTCATCTAATTTCTGTTTAGCTTTTTCCTCGGAGTCTATACCTTTATTAAAAATATAATCCGCTTCTTTTAATGAACTATTTTTAAAAACCTTAAATACATCTTTTCTTGATTTTAAAATATGCTGGTAACTTCCACTTTGATATAACTCGATTAAACATTTTATATAGCGTCTAATATAAATGTGTTTATTTTTGTTATCATTCTCATTATATAATACTCTTTTACCTTCATTTCCCAATATTATTTTATTATTTTTTACATATATTTCAGTTTCAATTTGTTTTTTTTCGCTTGTATTAAAAAAAAGTTTTAGTAATTCGGACACCTCTTCTACCTTTAGCCATTGTTCTTGGAATACTACTTCATCTTTTTGTAAAGAGAGCAATAGAGAAATAAACTCTGATGATTTTTGTCTGACTCCGTTTATCCACTCTATTCTTGCTTTTGCTTTTAAATTAGCATCTATTTGTTTTTGTGTTAGTTTTTCTTGAAACTCTTGCTGCCTAACTAACATTTGAACTTCAAAGTCTTTTTGACTTGTTAGGATGATCCGCTGAGTTTCTTCATTTTCAGAATTTTGCTCTTTTATTTTTTTTGGTTATATATTGATATTCCAATAGTACCTGCTAAGGAAACAAACACCCCAATTAAACCTAAAATACCATCACTCATAAAAAAACACTCCTCATAATTTTTAAATTAATTATATCAGGAGTTTCATAAAATCTGTTAATCATTATCAATATCTTTCAACATAAGATCAGCTTCAATCAATATCTTTAAATCGGAAACTTTATCTAACTTGATTTGTCCTGACTGGAGATTTTTAAGCCATTTCCCCAAAGCTACTCGAATAATTTTCTTATATTCTTCGATTGATTCTGCTTTCTCCATAGCTTTTTCTATCTCGTAATCTAAATCAAAGTTTTCATTTTCCATTGTGCAAGCACCTCTACATCTGTTATGATGCTAAAAGACACAGAACTGTCTAGAAAGCACGCGCGTGTGGTTTCTGTGTCTTCGGGGACTTACGTTCTCGTTGAAGTAGTCGAGTGTTAGCGCACTCGGCTTCTTTTAATTTAATTTTACTGCTTTTTTACCTGTCAATTCTTCCCATCGATTAATGATTACATCGACATATCGTGGATCTAATTCCATGATATATGCACATCGGTCATTATGTTCACAGGCAATCATTGTGGTTCCACTTCCACCAAATATATCCAAAATTTTATCGCCTTTTTTCGAACTATTTTTAATTTGGTAATCAAATAAAGGGATAGGCTTCATAGTAGGATGTTCCTTATTCGCTAAAGGCTTATCGAACTCAAGAATCGTTGTTTGTTTCCGATCTCCATACCACATATGGCTACCATCGTTTTTCCAACCATATAAACAAGGTTCATGCTGCCATTGGTAGTCTTGGCGACCTAATACGAGAGAATTTTTGAACCATATTAATTCTTGTTTTACTAAGAAGTTAGCATCTACTAGCGAACTAACAAAATTCACAACTTCTGATGATGCATACCATACATAAAAAGAAGCCCCCTCTCTCAGATAATCCGCAACTGAATCAAAGGCACTTTTTAAAAACTCATAAAATTCACTAGAAGATTTATTATCGTTTTGAATTTTTAACGAATCTTCTGTTTTCCCTTCGTAATTTACATTATATGGCGGGTCAGTAATGAGAAGATCTGCTTTCTCTCCATTCATCAATAATTTGAGATGCTCTTTATTTGTGCTATCACCACACATTAATCGATGATTACCTAGCTGGTAAATATCTCTTAATGTTGCTTTAGGTTTCTCCGGAAGCTCAATTTCAAATTCATCATCTATTGCTTCGTTTTCCATATCCAATTTCATATCATATTGTTCGATGACGTCTTGTATCTCTTCTTCAACAAAGCCAGATAAATCAAGAACATCAGCATCTAACTCTTTTAATAACAAAGCCAGTTTGTCATCATCCCATTGACCAGAAATCTTATTGAGAGCCACATTAAGAGCTTTTTCCTTATCAAGGGGTAAATCTACCACTGATACCTCTATCTCTTCGCACAGACCCAAATCTTTAGCCACAGCAACGCGCTGATGGCCACCGACTAAATTACCAGTTTGCTTATTAAAAATAGGCGGATCTATAAAGCCGAATTCTAAAATAGATTGTTTTAATTTTTCGTATTCATACATTCCTGGAATAAGCTCGATTCTCGGATTATAATCAGCAGGTTTCAAATCTGCCAACTTCATTATTTCGATTTGCATTCTAACCCCTCAAATTCTTGTTAATATTATTTTGAATGTTTGATTCATCAAAGAAACCATGACCACAATAAACAAGTTTGCATTTATCAATCTCTTTTGGCGTAGCTTCCCTGGTCATTTCAACAATGGAGTATTTCTTTTTAATCTGGACTGATTGTACAACCCTCACTGAATCATCATTATTTGGATGCGGGTATTTATTTGTTAGTGATACATACCAGTAGTTTCTCATTTGACTTTTCTCCTTCTGCGAAAAGGAATAACTCCATTGTTTTCCTTTCGTTTATATGTATCGCTCTTTATTGGTCTTCTATACTTTCGTACTATCTCACCGTTGCCATTTTGCACAGTGATTACTTCATACTTCTGTTCTAAGTATTATGGTCTATAAATTGTTGTTACCTCCTTTATGTAAAATAAAAAGACCACTCAACGAGTGATCCTAACATCTTTTATTTGCATAACGTAATACCTTAACTCGGCTAATGCGTTATCAATATTGTCAGATAGTTCTTTTTTGGGAGCTTTTATATTTTGTTTTGCTACAGTTTCCAACATCAATATAGCATATCCATCAAAAAAGAAACTATTTTCATTCTTTTTCTCCGTTCGTACTAATTTTGTTTCATTTTGAATCAATTTCAACTCATCATATACTTCTTTCCACTGGTCATAAGCTTTATTTAGTTCCTTATTTATCAAATAAGAATTTGCATTTTCTAATTTCTGTATAAATCCATTAATTTGATTTTCAATATCTTTTTTTGTGAAAACATTTTGTCTTAAATACATTTTGTCTTCCATGCACTCTCACCCCTTTCGTAATATTTTATTATATCATTTTTTACTATGTATAAATAGGCATAGCTTACATCTACAAACAACAGTTTTTTTAAGTTGAGTAAATACTCAATAAAACCGAAAGAGTTGCAATTAATAGACAGCAACACATGAACTAACTGTAGGAGCTGACCCCCACATCCTTTAGTTTATTTGCTGCTGTCTATCGAAGCTTAATTAAACGATGAGGGAGATTTCCTCCCTTACATTTTATTTTGCCGAAGTCCTGTTTCCTAATCTTTCGACACTATCATAATATCACTGATAAATGGCTAAAAACCGCCATCATTCCGCCAAAAAACCGCCAAATTATTTATAAGCAATTATTTTCCCATGTTTATACGCTTCTGCAAACTCTATCAGAGCTTCTGACTTCATTCGTTGTATGCTTCTTTCTGAATAACCCACTTCACGGCTAATCCTGTAGTTTGAGAAGCTATCTGGCACACAGAAGCTGTAGTAGAGTATCTGACGACTAATCAGACTAAGAGCCATCAAGGCTGCTAAAATCGCATCTCTTTCTGCTTCTATATCCATCATCTGAATGATCGCGTCTTCCGTTTTATTGCCGTGCTTAGGTGCCTTCGGCATATCCGTAATAATCGGCGACTTAATATCTATCAAAGAGCGACCTGCCATCCGCTCCAAACGCCGAAAGTTCTTCAGCACATCTCTCGCATTACATCTTGTCTGTTTGAAATCTACCTCTCGTAACAATTGCATCAAGTCAAACCGCTCCTTTATGTGATATAATAAACTTGTCGAATTTATTAGAACAGTCGGAGCGATCCGGCTTTTTTATTTGTCATTGATTAGTTCAATATCCACCAATCTCGCTACAGCTAAATTCTCTTTGCTTTTCGCTAACCACTTGTCACATTCCATCGTGTTTTCAATATGAATGATTGCTGAGTGATTATAGAGATGCTCTACATATCCACGAAACGGATAGATGAACCCTTCTGCTTCGCAGCGAACCATGTCACCGACTTTGAATTTTGGTTTCTTACGTGTTTTAGGGTTCTTTGTCGGCATATCTAGCATTAAACCGCCGATGCCGTAGCTACTAGCGTAGAATCCGTCTTTTAGTTTCATTATTTCTCCTCCAATTTTATAGATAATGTTTTCGCAGATGGTGATTCTACTTTTCTTAACTGCGCTATATCTTTGTTTGCTGATCTTTCATCAAAATACTTCTTTGCTCTCTTCTTGTTTTTTGTAAAAACTGGCTTGCTATCATTCCAGTGATGGAAATAAACTTTCTTAAACGAATCATCTGTGTAATCGAACAGATAAAATGTTATTTTGAACATTCATTCCGCTTCCTCCTCGTATTCCTCTAGTATCTCTCTATACTTTTCTACAAACTTGAAACGATCTTGATGAAGTTTCTGACTCCAACCTGTTTGCTTATCCAGCTCACGCATCTGATCGAACCCTTTTTGAATTTCGTTGTAATAGAATTCAATGTTTGCTGCTGCTTTCCAATGTCTGCTACTTCGCACTCCTGCTCCTGTTTCAGCCATTTCCAACTTAACTAATTCCGCTCGTTCTTTTGATTTTTTGTCTTTCTGAATCTTCATCATGATTTTTTTGAGGATGATGTCACTGTATTGTGTAATGA